ACATCATGTTCGCTTCAGTGAGAAAGCATGGCAGGACTTTGATGGTTCACATGTTGTGTTCTGTTTGGAGGGTAGATCATGGCGTAAGGATCACTATGCACCCTACAAGAGGAACAGGAAAGAACTTGTTGCGGCAATGACTGAGAAAGAGAAGGAAGAGAATGATGTGTTCTGGGAGTGCTACGATGACTTCGTTGAATTTATCAAAACTAAAACAAATGTCACAGTGCTACAGAATCCAAGGACAGAAGCAGATGATCTTATCGCACGTTGGATAGACAAGCACCCTGATCAAAAGCACGTGATAATAAGCACAGACAAGGATCTGAATCAGTTGATAACACCCAAAGTCAAACAGTACAACGGTGTCAGCGAAGTTACAATGACACATGAGGGTTGGTTTGAGAGAAATGGCAATCCGGTTATAGACAAGAAATTGAAAGCACCTAAACCTGCACCTGATGTGGAATGGCTAGTATTTGAAAAGTCAATGAGGGGTGATCCCAGTGACAATATCTTTAGTGCATACCCGGGTGTGCGTACAAAAGGTACGAAGAACAAGATAGGTTTACAAGAAGCATATGCAGACAGGAAAGAAAAAGGCTACACGTGGAACAATCTGATGTTGAGCAAGTGGGTGGATCATGATGGCAAGGAACACAGAGTCATGGACGACTATGAAAGAAATAGATTCCTAGTGGACTTACATGCACAACCCGAAGCGATCATAGAAGAAATGGATCAAACTATTGCACAGGCGATAGCAGAGAACAAAGCGATAGATCAAGTTGGAGTCAGATTCATGAGGTTCTGTGCCAAGTATGATTTAAATAGAATTAGTGAGCAGGCACAACTTTACGTTGAACCATTTAATGCGAGGTTAGTACAATGACAGTTAGAGCAAAGACATTAGTAAAAGATAAATTTTGGATAGTTGAGGAAAACGGTACCAAGTTGGGTACCTTACAGAAACAAAATGATAATGGTTGGATATTTCTAAGTAAAACAGATAAAAGAGAAGTGTTCCACACACAGGAAAGCCTGTTCCAGAAGTTTGGTTTCCAAATATTCAGTGAGCCAACAGTAAAACAAGAGGAAGAAAAATCAGTAGACAAATGGGATGTCAAACAAGCAGAAAGTTTTGAGGTGCATGGTTATCCTTGTTCGCAAAAACCACACAATCCATTATGGGACGTACAGAAAAACTTACCCCTTTACACGAAAACACCAAAATCCAAATCTATGTTCTGTGCAGGATACTACATTGTGAAATTTGAGACCGTTAACTGGCGTAAGGCGTACTGTCCAAAAATAATAACACTACAAAGATACCCATACAAGGGCCCGATCAAATCAAAAACAGAAATGGTGGCACAATTAAATGAAGCACTCAAAAATTCAGACAAGACCGATTGAAGATCTTCTGGGTAGGATTAGAACTCTACGCCAACAAGGTCAACAACAGATAGTGATCCCAGCCAAAGAAGCTGACCAATTAGCGGATTCCTTGATGCAGGTCATGACAAGGATGGTCACAATCCAAGAAGAAATTATCGAAGCCCTAAAAGTTGCCCAACAGGCTTCAACGGTAAGCATCGAAATGGACGGCGGCGACTTCTCTAAAGACAAGTAGATATTATCAACTTACACATATCCATATTAAAAGCAGATCCTACAGGATGTCCAAATAACCCCGATGTGTAATTAGATCTAAAGTCTGTAAAATCTTTTAAAAGAATGTTGCATTCAAAAGAGTCAGATATTGGCGTTGAGTTTGCTCCAGGAAAAATATAAAAATTTTTTATCTGTTTTTTTGTAGACAATGTATGCAGTCTATTCAAAAGTTTCCAATAATATTTTTCAAGGTATCCTTCAGACATTACTCTATGTTTGTATATTCTATGTACTCTATCAATTTTTTCTTTGAAGTGTTCTTTAGCAAATCCAAAAGTATTTTTACTATCAACATAGGATGGCGTCGGGATCCTGCCATGTTTTTCATCAAATCGTATGTACATTCTTCCCATGTTTGGCAATTGATGTATTGTTAGAATCTTTTTATCCTTATCTACGTTTTTTAAAAATTTCAAATACGTTATCAACGAGTGGCCGATGGGTGCTCCGATCATCGACAGATTTGTTACAGGAATATTTAATTTTTTCTGTAAAAGTGCAGGCCAACTGTTTTGTCGTTCTAACTTTAACCAGTGACTGTTTGCCGCACCATTTCCAAGATCTTCAATTTTTTTTGACTTTAACTTAAGGTTTTTCATGCACCATTTCCATACTGCTATTCTCCGTTCATCATCACTGCTAAATTCGGGCAGTAAGTAATCATTCATTTCCGTTCCACAAGAGTAAGAACAACCGGTTACTACTATTTCGTCGTATGGCAAATCTGTCATTGTAGTATTTAAATGCCTGATGGTGTGAAGAAAATATTCACAAGCATTTTCTGGTAAATATAGTTATAAAATATGAGCAGACCAAAACCTACAGTTATACTCCAAAGTTCCAATAAGACCACGTTCAAATTGGATGAAGTCCTACAGGCTGAAGGCATCTGGGCGGTGTTCTACGATGGTAAACCTATCAACCTAAAATCATCCAGTTTGGTTGCCAACTATCCCGGACCCAAGTACAAGAAAGTGTCATTCTCCAACCCAGGACACGCAGAGAACCTGGCCAAGAAATTGAACGCACAACACAACACCGACAAGTTTGGTGTTTACATTTTAAAAACCGGCGACAAATTCACTAGATAATTAATTGTATGGATCGCAAGACAGCATACACCCGTACCTTCCTCATGCTCAAGGATGAGACCATACATGATGAGAGCGTCAAGACCGCCTACTTCACATGGTGGCAGAATGTACGGGAGAACTACGAATCCAGGTCCTTGAGATTGACCAAACTAGGGTTTGAGTATGTCAAATCTTTAGATATAAAGACCTATGTGATCAAATTCCCCCAAAAGATCATATTCACCCCCCAAACATACCTATGGTTAGACGAATTTGTGGACTGCCCATACTTCGTGGACAAGGCAAAGATCATAGTGACCATGGAGAAGATGGCATTACAACTGATGCTTTTCGCCGGAGATGTCACAAAATACGGTATGGCCCGGGCGATGAGCAAGGCCGAGGACCAAGAAAGCCAATAAAACCGCGACTTTTTAGCTATAATTACCAGGTTGACGCACAACACAATTCTGTTATAATGATACTATAACAACATTTTAACAGGAGTGTACAAAATGGCGAGAACAAACAAAAACAAAGAGGCGGCGGTAGGCAGTCAAAACAGAACAGTTGGTCCAAACGAGGCCAAATCAGCACTAACACATTGTATCAAATTACAGAGACCCATAATGATGTGGGGAGCACCGGGTATTGGTAAGTCAGATATCGTTAAACAGATTGCAGATGCACAGAAAAGAGAAGTCGTTGACATCAGACTTCCTTTATGGGAACCCACAGACATCAAAGGTATTCCATACTACAACGCAAAAGAGAACAACATGGTTTGGGCAAGTCCGGCGGAACTGCCAACTGATCCCGAGTCCACTGCAATCGTTTTCTTAGACGAGTTAAACTCGGCGGCACCGGCTGTACAGGCGGCGGCTTATCAACTTATCCTGAACAGAAGAGTAGGGCAGTATCATTTACCCAAAGGCGTTTCAATTGTGGCGGCAGGTAACAGAGACAGTGACAAAGGTGTCACTTACAGAATGCCGGCTCCGTTGGCAAACAGGTTCGTCCACATTGAATTAAGAGTGGACTTTGACGACTGGATGGAATGGGCTACTAATCAACACATCCACGCAGACGTTGTAGGTTATTGCACGTTCGCTAAACAAGATTTATACGATTTTGATCCTAGAGGTAGCTCTAGATCATTCGCAACTCCAAGATCATGGAGTTTCGTTTCCCAACTTCTATCAGATGACCTGCCAGAAAGTACGCTCACTGACCTCGTTGCAGGTTGTGTAGGAGAAGGACTGGCCGTTAAGTTTATGAATCATCGTAAAATTAGCGGTCAGTTACCAAACCCATCTGATATATTGAGCGGTAAGGTAAAAGACCTTAAGACAAAAGAGATATCAGCGATGTACTCTCTAACAGTTTCTTTGTGTTATGAATTACAACAGGCACACGAGAAGAAAGACAAGACATGGAACGAACAAGCAGACAGGTTCTTCAACTACATGATGGACAACTTCGAGACAGAGTTGGTTGTTATGGGTGCCAAGATTGCACTGACGAACTACAAACTTCCGTTTGATCCTAGCAAGTTAAAATCATTTGATAGGTTCCATAAGAAGTTTGGCAAGTATGTCATTACTGCTATGGAGTCTAAATAGTGTCAGGCTACAAAGATCAACTCATCATAGACAAATTGGTTACGGCAAGGATTGCCTTACTACTGAAACATCCGTTCTTTGGTAACCTTGCTACAAGACTTAAACTTGTGAATGCAGACGACTGGTGTCCAACGGCAGGCACAGATGGCAGACACTTCTTCTACAACACGAAGTTCATAGATTCACTTACACCCAAAGAAGCAGAGTTCTTGTTTGGTCATGAAGTGTTGCACAATGTATTTGAACACATGCTTGTAAGGATCGGAGACAGGGATCCACAACTTTGGAACATAGCGGCGGACTATGCCGTTAACCAGATATTGAAAGATAGTAATATTGGTGACATGCCCAAAGAAGAAAGGTG